CCTACTCAATGTTAAGCCTATCTGAAAAGTTAGCAGTTGAGGGTATGGTAGATGAAGACGGCAACGAATATGATAAAGATGAAATTTAATTTGTAAATACAAAAGTAAATACATATATTTGCATTATGATACCAACAAAGAAAATGGCTTCGTTTAGGTTTTCACAAAAAGACTTACTGAAGTGGAAGAAAAAAGCAAAGCAGTTAAAAGTTACCTTGACTGAATATATTGAAAAAAAGGCAAATGATGATGGGAACGACAAAATATTATTCTTATGAGCAAAAAAATAACACTAACAGAAAACAATGTGCCTAAGTATTTTAGGACTGAGGAGAGATTCTTTAAAGTAGAAGAAAAAACATACACCCAAATTACTTCCTTTTCTTATGGTTATGACATTGATACATACTTAAGAAGTTCGCTTAGTTATTGGTTTGGAGAAAAAGTTGAACCTATCACAAAAGCCGAATTTGTCGCACACTGCAATAAGGCTTACAAGGCAATAACTGGATTTAAACACGTTGAAGATTTATGGGTAGATAAGGAGGGCGATGCACATGAGTAACCTACCTACAATTAAAGAACTACACGAAGAAAATGCCTTAGTTAGTTGTAAAAACGACCAACTGAATCTACTTTTAAATCAAGAACCTAAAAAAGAATGGATTAAAGAACACCCTTATGTTAAAGGTCACAAATACATTCCTATTGACAAAGTGGAGTTTATGCTTAGAAAGATTTTCAAGACATACAAAATAGAAATATTAGGGCAAGGAACTTCTTTTAATGGTGTATGGGTAACTGTTAGAGTGCATTATTACCACCCTATTGAAAAAGAAATGTTATTCCATGACGGCATAGGGGCGATGCAATTACAAACAAAAAGTGGGTCAAGTCCTGCCGATTTGCAAAACATTAATAATGGGGCTTTGAGTATCGCTTATCCTATCGCTAAGACACTTGCTATTAAAGATGCTTGTGACCATTTCGGCAAACTATTTGGATGCGATTTAAACCGAAAAGATACAATGGAGTTTAAAGTCGATGCTAACCCCGAAGAACTTAAAGAACAATTAGTAAGTCTATTTGAAATTAAGCAATACAATTTAGATGTTGAAACACTTGCTAACATAAGCCGAATAATAAACAACAACGAAACTAAGTCTTTTGCAAAGGCAATTAAAATACTACAAGAAGCATGAAAAATATGTTATTAATAATCGTACTTTCATTTTTAGCGTGTGCAACTATTTTATGTATCTATTTTAAAGAGTTATACCCTTTGCTATTAATGTTATTTTGCCCGTCATCAATTAAAAATTCAAACGAAGAAGCATGAGAACAAATCCATTAAGAATAGGCAATATTTCATCAAGTCAAATCCATAAAATTATGGGTGCGCCTAAACCTAAACAAACCTATCTAAGCGAGTTAAGAATGATGAGAAAGCTAAAGCGACCTTTGACTACTGAAACATCAGCAAGACCAACCTCTTGGGGTTTATTAGTTGAAAAGTTAGTCTTTAATACTTTAGGTTTAGAATATTCCTATAATTCAGATGAAACGATACAACACCCCGAAATTGATTATTGGGTAGGTAGCCCCGACGGAATGACAAAAGATTCAGTAATCGATATTAAATGCCCTTATACGCTAAAATCATTTTGCGAGTTGGTAGAGATAATTGAGAAACAAGATGTAGAATTTTTTAAGGAAGAAAATCCTGAATACTACTGGCAATTAGTTTCCAATTCAATCCTAACAAACAAACCATTTGCAGAACTTATTGTATATTGCCCTTACTTAGAAGATTTAGGGGTAATTCGCAAAATGGCTCAAGATGTAAACGCTGAAGATTTATACAAGTACTATTGGTTAGCTAATAGCACCGATGAAGAACTACCTTATATTTTACAAGATTCAGATTTTAAAGACCTAAACATTTTTAAATTTGAAGTACCGAACTCCGACAAAGAACTTTTAACAGAAACAATTAAACAAATAATAATTTAAAATGGACATAATTATTAACGATAAGCAACAAAATGGAGACCAATATCCATGCTTAAAAAAAATGGGCGATACTATTGTATTATTCGTATCAAGAAATGAAGGCGTTGCCTTAAATTTAACAGAATTAGGGGATTATAGCATATGTTGGGAAGAAAAAAACTTTAAATATTTTAACGGAGATATAACATTAAAAAATTAACATCATGGCAGAAATACTATCAGGGTCAATAGACCTAAACAAAATCGACGAAAGTAAAATTACCGAAAAGACCTTAAAAGACGGTTCAATCGGTAAATTTATAAACATCAATGTAACTATCAATAATGAAGTTGACCCGTACGGGAACATTGCAGGATTAACAATTTCACAAACACAAGAGGAACGCACTGCAAAGACTAAAAAAGTTTACTTAGGTAACTTGAAAAGAGTTTGGAGTGATGCACCTGCACCGACTTTAGAAGATAGCAAACAAGACGATTCATTTGAAAATCTCCCGTTTTAAAATTCACAAACATGAAAAACTTTATTTTAACACTACTTTCTGAAACACCTCACGAGCCTAACTCAAGTACTTTCTTGAGTGGGCTTGGTTTCAAAACTACACGCCCTGAGAAGCAACCTAAAGACTTCAATACTTGGGTTAGATATATGTCAAGACTTGGCGTTAAATGGCACGAGGATACGACAAGAATAAGAGAAAATAAACACTTAAACCTTACTTCAAGATGACATTTTACAACACCACAAACCTAAACGGCAAAGAACTAGCCGAAAGTAAAGAAAAGGCACTAAGTCAAACGCAACTTATCTTAAACAATTTGCATACTTTTGAGCCTATCTCAGCATGGATTATTAAAAATTCAGGTTTATTCCCTGAGCAAACTCCCGTTACTAGCATACGCCGAAGTTTGACATCAATTCATAAAATGGGTAAAATTGAGGTTATAGGGGATAGAATAGGAAACCACAAAAGAAAAGAATTAACCTACAAAATTGTATAATGGAAATTAAAGAAACAATCAAAAAACTAGAGGGGGTAATTTCTGAATTAGAAAAACTAAATAAAAAATTAGATTTATTCGACCAAAAAGTTATTACTATACACAACGATGTAGTAAGGTTAGAAAAATTAACAAAAAAGAATTTACTTATAAATTAATTTTGTAAATTAAAAAGTCTTTACTATATTTGCACTGTTCCGTCTCACATGAACATTAAATTTTACACATCTAATCCCCTGACCTTTATAGGTAGCATATCTTTGAGACGGAACTGCTATTTATCTAGATTCAGGGGATTTTATATTTTACAAAATGAATATATTTGAGTTAAATAGGACGTTTTGGGATTTTGCCTTTAGTAACCCTGAAAAAATAAAACCGAACCATTGTGCAATTTATTACTTTGCCTTAGAACATTGCAATAGATTAGGATGGAAACAAAAATTTGGATTCCCTACCTCAATGGTTTTAGAAGCTACTGGCATTAAAAGTTACTCAGTATATAAAAAAACATTTGATGAATTAGTAGAGTATGGATTTTTTGAAGTTATAGAATATAGCAAAAATCAGTACTCAAGTAATATAATTGCTTTGAAAGAAAATTACAAAGCACCTATCAAAGCACTTGACAACGCATTTATAAAGCACCTATCAAAGCAAGATGAAAGCATTAGTCAAAGCACTGATAGTATAGATATACAAGATACAATAAACAAAAATACAATAGAACTATCTTTTGAAAAGTTTTGGGATATGTACCAAAAGAAAGATGGTAAATCAAAATGCTTGAGTAAGTTTGCTAAATTAAAACAAACTGAAATAGACAAGATATTTGAAACATTACCGACATACATAAAAAATACACCCGATGTAAAATACAGAAAAAACCCTTTGACTTATTTAAACGGGAAACATTGGGAAGATGAAATAAACTTAACAAGTACGACAGAAAACGAACCACATTGGTTAGCGTACGGCAAATTACACAATTCAAAACAACAATGACTTATTCAGATTACGGCATAGAATTAAAAACGAGCAAAATATATTTGATATATTAAATACTTTACATATATTTGCATTATGATACTAAAAGAAATAAAAGAGGTAAATAATATGTATAGCATTTCAGATAATGGAGATGTTTATGCAAATGAAAGAATTGTTAACGGGAGAAAGTATAAGAGTAAAAAATTAAAACAGCAAATAGGTTATGGGGGTTACAATGTTATACAATTTAGAGTTAACAAAAAGAAGCTAATTTATTATGTGCATAGACTTGTAGCAATGTATTTTGTTGATGGATATTTTGATGGTGCATTAGTGAACCATATTGATTGCAATAAATTTAATAATAATTCTAATAATTTAGAGTGGGTTACTAAAAGTGAAAATTCAAAACATTCACCAACTATTAATTCAAGCAGAAAATATAGTAATGAAGATATTTATAAAATAAGAAAAATGAAAGAAGATGGTTTATCTATTTATAGAATATCAGTTATTTATAAGGAAAATTCAGGGGTAATTAGCAATATTGTAAATAAAAAAACATACAAAGAAATATGAATTATTCCGACTATGGTATTGAATTAAGAACAAGTAAAACGAGTGGGGAGGTTGCTACTACTTGCCCCGTTTGTTCACATGAAAGAAAGAAAAAGACTGACAAGTGTTTATCTGTAAACTTAGATAAACAAGTTTGGTTTTGCTCACATTGTGGGCATAAGGGCAAACTTAAGCAAGATAAAAACATTGAGTATAAAATACCCGAATGGAAAAATAAAACGACTTTAGAGGATTCAGTTATTAAATTCTTTGAAAGTCGTAAAATATCACAAGGAACTTTACAACGGGCAAAGATTACGGACGGGGTGGAATGGATGCCAAAGGCACAAAAAGAAATACCTACGATTCAATTTAATTATTTTAGAGATGAAAAATTAATCAATGTTAAATATCGTGGCAAGGATAAGGACTTTAAAATGTTCAAAGACGGGGAGTTAATCTTTTATAATTTGGATTGTCTTAAAAGTTGTACCGATGTTTTTATTGTCGAGGGTGAAATGGATGCACTTAGTTTCATTGAATGTGGCATTTTAAATGTCATAAGCGTTCCTAACGGTGCTACATTAACAAATAATAACCTTACCTATGTCGATAATTGTTTGGATGCGTTAGAGGGCAAAAGATTTGTTTTAGCATTAGACAATGATTCAGCAGGTAGAAAACTAAGACAAGACCTTTGCGATAGGTTAGGGGTTGAAAATTGTTTATACTTGGAATTTGAGGGGTGTAAGGATGCAAACGAGTACTTAATTAAAGAAGATGTAAACCGATTCAGAGAAGCTATTAAGAATGTCAAAGAATTTCCTTTAGAGGGTAGTTTTACGATTTCGGATATTGGTGACGATATTTATGACTTGTATCAAAATGGGTTAGATTTAGGGGTAAATACCCACATACCTAATTTTAATTTGAGATTTGTAAAGGGATATATCACAACAGTAACGGGAATACCCTCGCATGGTAAATCGGACTTCTTAGATTATATTTGTTTGAGTTTACACCGACAAGCAGGTTGGAAGGGTGCATTTTATTCACCCGAAAATAAACCTACTCAATTACACTTTAGTAAAATGGCTCGTAAAATATTGGGCAAGTCTTGGATAGGTGAAAATAAAATGACTTGGGAAGAAGTCCAAAAGGTAGGCACTTATTTAGATTCGGAAGTATTTTTTATTAAACCAGAAAAGGATTTTACAATAGATTCAATATTAAAATCGGTTAAGATTCTTAAAAGAAGATTCGGTTTAGATTATTTTGTTATTGATGCTTGGAATAAACTTGAACATAAATACACTGGCAATGAAACTAAATACATAGGTGAAACTTTAGATAAGATAGCACAATTTTGTGAGGTCGAGAATATCCATTGTTTTATAGTGGCACACCCTACTAAGATGCAAAAGATGAAAGATTCAGAAATTTACCAAGTGCCGACCTTATACGATGTAAGTGGTTCGAGTAACTTCTATAACAAGTCCGATAATGGGTTGGTAGTTTATAGAGATTTCGCAAGTGGGCAAACAATAGTAAATATTTTAAAAGTAAAGTTTTCGCATTGGGGTGAAACAAGCCAATGTATTTTTAACTATGATTTGCCAAGTGGTAGATATTACACGGATGAATACACAAGAACAGAAAAATGGATAAAATAATAAACATCATAAAAGAAAAGTTCCCAAATGCTAACACGCAACATCAAGGTAATTTACTTTGGGTTTGGGAGAAAGGCAAGTTAATTGAAAGATTCGATTTGAATTATTGCCAATATTTATTAGATTGCAACGAATTAGAAACATATTTAAACAACATAACAACATGAACGATTCAAAAGAGTACACTCAATCAAAGTATAAAGCCTTGTATAGGACTTTACTACATGACCACAACAACCTAAAAACAAGATACATTGCTAAATGCAATGAGGTAAAATCATTAAGGGCAAGGTTAGAACAACCAATAAGACAAAATGTAGATGCCAATATCCAAAGGGTTAAAGATATAATAAACCAAGAGTTCAATGTCGATATTGATGTCCAAATAAGACACCGAGATGTAATTGATGCAAGGTCAATGTACTATCGTTATATGAGGGATAACACCTTAATGTCATTGCAGAAAATAGCTAAGACACTTGACACCAACCATGACCACGCTACCCTCTATAATTCATTGAATAGACACGATGACAATGTCGTTTTTGATAAAGTTTACAAGGCTAAATATGAATTAATTTTAAGCAAGATTAACCATGAACAAAGAGAAGCAAATAACAATTAAGTATTCCAAAGGACTTGAAAATAGCACCCAAGTAATAAATGAAAAGGATTACAACAAAGCAAAAAACAGACTTGAGAAATTAGGCTACAAAGTAAGTAAAAATTAATATGAGTAATAAAAATCAAACATCAGTAGATTTTTTAGTCGAAAAATTAATTGAATTAGGATATTTGCATTCAAAAGAATATGGTCAAAGTCCATTAGTATCTAAATACATTAAAGAAGCTAAAGCAATAGAAAAAGAGCAGATTGAAAATTCATTTAACGAAGGGAAAACTATTAATGATAAAATAAATACAATTAAAGAGGTTTGGCTAATGACTTCTGAAACTTTAGAAGAAAGGGATATAGCCATAAATAAAATACCGAAACACGGAGAGCAATACTACAAAGAAACATTTGAAAGTTAAATCAGTTTCAAAATGCGACGCCAACGAGAAAACAACAAAATAAAAGGATACCCTTATTCAATAATGGAAAATAAAAAAACATACAAAGTACTTAATCTTTACGCCTGTTTAGGGGGTAATAGATACAAATGGGCTGATTGCGAAGTAACGGCAATAGAATTAGACCCCGAACTTGCAAGGTTATATCAAGAAAGATTCCCAAATGATACAGTTATAATCGCAGACGCACACCAATATTTATTAGACCATTACAAGGAATTTGATTTTATATGGAGTTCGCCACCATGTCCAAGTCATAGCCGGGTTAGAATAAGTCAAAAGACAAGAGAAAACTTTACGCCTTTATATCCTGACATGAAATTATATGAAGAGATAATATTTTTAGAGAACTACTTTGAGGGTAAATTTGTCGTTGAAAATGTTATACCATATTACGAGCCTTTAATACCAGCTCAAAAAAGAGGTAGACATTTATACTGGACTAACTTTACTTTACCAGTCAATATAGGAGAAAGAAAAATGTTTAAAAATATGATTGAAACAGGAAACATAAGCCAATTATCAGAGTTCCACGATTATGATTTCAATAAGTATAATGGTGGTCAAAGGTTAAATAAAATAGCAAGAAACCTTGTCGACTATGAAGCAGGATTGACTATATTTAATACTGCAAGAGGTATAGAAAACGCAAGTAAAACAAAACAATTAACTTTGATATGAAAATCTGCAAAATATGTTCAACTGAATTTGAAGAAAAATATGACAATGAAGCTACTTGCTCAAATGTATGCAAAAGAGCGTATTCATTAGGCTACAATAAACCACGCAAAGCAATACCAAAGGTCAGTAAGAAACGAGCAGAAAAGGATAAGGTTTATTTACAACTTAGAAAAGAGTTTTTGACTAAGAACCTTAAATGTATGATTTGTAATTTCAACAAACCCACCGACATCCACCACCAATTTATCGGGGCTAATCGCAATAAATACTATTTAGAGGTCGATACATGGATGGCACTTTGCAGAAATTGCCACAATGATGTACACGATAACCCGAAAAAAAGTAGGGAGTTAGGATATATTAAGTAAAAATATTAGTCTAAAAATCAAACACTTAGAAATAATTTAGCATATTTTTAAAATAGTTCTTGTATTTACAAATGTATTTACTATCTTTGCTACATGAAAAACGAAAAAACCGAACTAAGACTATTTGTATCACTCTGCATAGCTATTGTCTTGCTTAGTGCTTACTATCTTCGCTTAACTTATCAAATAACAAAGTAATATGATAAAGGCAAACGAATTAAGAACGGGTAATTTAGTAACCGATGAATTTTATGGTAGTTTTAAAACCATTATAAAAGTAGATTCAATTAATGA